CCCTCATTATCATGCCTGCCTCTTCAACTACGAGTTCAACGACCAGGTGCTCTGGAAAGTTGAGCGTGGGAACCCGCTCTATACGAGTGAAACCCTCACGGGTTTATGGGGCCAAGGCTTCTGCTCAATCGGTACTGTCACCTTCCAAAGTGCGGCTTATGTCGCACGCTACATCATGAAAAAAATAACCGGCGACGCGGCAGCGGAGCACTACGAATGGATGGACCCGGAGACCGGCGAGTTCTTCGACCGGCGTCCGGAATTCACCAAAATGTCCCTCAAGCCCGGCATCGGCTCGACCTGGTTCGAGAAGTTCAAATCCGATGTCTTCCCTGACGACTTTGTTGTCATGAACGGGAAAAAGGTCGCGCCTCCGCGATTCTATACAAGTCAATATGAAATCATCTATCCTGACGAGGTCGCTCGTCTCAAAAGGTTGCGCAAGAAGCGCGCAAAGCGTCGCGAGAGCGACAACACTCCAGCGAGGCTCAGGGTCCGAGAAAAGGTCCTGGCCTCGCGTCTTACTCAGCTGAAAAGGTCCATCGAATGATCACCCAAATGTACGCAGTACTCGACACCAAGGGCGCCTACTATACCGTCCCGCATTTCCAGCCGCGGGACGAAATGGCGGTCCGTTCCTTCCGCGATGCTATCGCTAATCCCCAGGTCGAAATGTCCCGCCACCCCGAGGACTACAACCTCTATCACGTCGGCGCGTTCAATGACGCCGACGGTTCCCTGATCCCCAATGCGACCGGCCCGCGCTTCATCTGCTCCGGTCTCGGAGAAGTCGAAAATGGCTAAAATCCCGTCAGTTATGACCCATGACTTCAGCCGCGTGCCGCGTGCTGATATTCCGCGATCGGCGTTTGATCGCAGCCACGGTTTCAAGGCCACGTTTGACGCTGGCTTTCTCATTCCGGTCTTTGTTGACGAGGCTTTGCCCGGCGACACCTTCAACCTTCACATGACCGGCTTTGGTCGCTTGGCGACCCCTCTGCATCCGTTCATGGACAACATGTTCATCGATAGCTTCTTCTTCTTCGTGCCGAACCGCCTTGTCTGGGACAACTGGCAACGCTTTAACGGTGAGCAGACCAATCCGGACGATTCCACCGACTTCATCGTCCCCACGATCACCTCCCCTGTTGGCGGCTATGCCAACGGTTCGCTGTCCGACTATTTCGGCATTCCCACTCAGGTCGCGGGCCTGGAGCACGTCGCTCTCTGGCACCGCGCCTATTATCTGATCTGGAACGAGTGGTTCCGTGATCAGAATCTCCAGGACAGCCTGGTCGTTCACACTGGCGACGGTCCGGACGCTCCTGGTGACTATGTCATTCAGCGTCGCGGCAAGCGCCATGACTACTTCACCTCTGCCCTGCCCTGGCCTCAGAAGGGTCCGGCCGTTGAGCTGCCCTTGGGGCAGTCTGCGCCCGTTACGGGCCTCGGCGTCGGCGCCACCAGCTTCGCTGGCGCCAGTGACCCTGTTTATGTCACCGGCAGCACCACCACCATTATCTGGCCGCACGCCAACTCCACTGTTGGTTCGGCCCTCTACTACCAGGAAGACCCGGACAATCCGGGCTTTCCGAACATCCGCGCAGACCTGTCGTCGGCTACTGCCGCGACTATCAATCAGCTGCGCCAGGCCTTCCAGATCCAGAAGCTCTACGAGCGTGACGCTCGCGGCGGCACGCGCTACACGGAAATTATCCGTTCTCACTTCGGCGTCACATCGCCAGACGCTCGCCTTCAGCGTCCCGAATATCTCGGCGGGGGCTCCAGTCCTATCAATGTCAATCCCGTCGCTCAAACCTCGGAAACTTCCGAGGAAAGCCCGCAGGGCAATCTTGCCGCTATCGGCACTCTCACCATGAATAATCATGGGTTTACCAAGTCCTTCACCGAGCACGGCGTCGTGATCGGCATGGTCAGCGTTCGTGCTGATCTGAACTACCAGCAGGGCCTCAATCGCATGTGGTCCCGTTCTACCCGCTGGGACTATTACTGGCCCGCTCTGTCTCACATCGGTGAGCAGGCCGTGCTGAACAAGGAAATCTATGCCCAGGGCACGTCTGTCGATGAAGACGTCTTCGGCTATCAGGAGCGCTATGCGGAATACCGCTACAAGCCTTCCGTTGTGACGGGTCAGTTCCGCTCCAACTATGCCCAGTCCCTCGACACCTGGCACCTGGCCCAGGACTTCGCCTCGCTGCCCACGCTCTCGCCTGAGTTTATCCAGGAGAACCCGCCTATCGACCGCGTTATCGCGGTTCCGACCGAGCCTCACATTCTGTTCGACAGCTACTTTAAGTATCGCTGTGCTCGGCCGATGCCCACCTATGGCGTCCCCGGCCTGATCGATCATTTCTAGGAGGTCCCTATGTGGCCTCTAATCGGCGCTCTCGCTTCCGGCGCCATGGGTCTTATCGGGGGCATGCAGCAAAACTCAGCGGCCGCTACGGCGGCCGACAACCAAATGGCCTTCCAGGAGCGTTCCATCGATAAACAGATGGCGTTCCAGACCGATGCCAACCAGAAGGCCATGGACTACCAGACTGCCTCCAATCGGGAGCAGATGGCCTACCAGACCGCCTCTAACGAGCGGCAAATGGAGTTCCAGAAACAATCGGCCCAAAGTCAGTATCAATGGGCCATGGACGACATGCGCAAGGCTGGTCTTAACCCTATGCTGGCCTACAAGCAGGGTGGCGCCGGTACTCTCTCAGGCGCCTCGAGCTCCGGCGCCTCGAGCTCGGGCTTCACCAGTTCCGGTGCTTCCGGTTCTGGTTCTAACTATACCCCTCAAAACGCCGGCGCTGCCGGCGTTGCCGCCGCTTCCAGCGGCGCGGCTACCGCCCTGGCGGCCGCGCGCAATGACGCGGAACTCAAAAACATCGCAGCGGATACGCTGCTCAAGTCCTCTCAGGACAAAACTCAGACTGCCCTTCAGGTGCAGGCTATGGCTCAGGCCGGTCAGGCCAATGCCAACTCTGCGCTCATGACGCAAGAAACGCTCAATGCGTTCAACGAAGAGCAAATCCTTCGTCAAAATATCTCCATCAATAATCCTCGGCGTATCATCGCCGATCACGACACCAAGTTCTGGTCGTCTCCAGCGGCTGCGCCGCTCCTCATGACCCGCCGGATCATGGAATCTCTCAATCCCGGTCAGATCGCCAACTCTGCCGCTAACCTCATCCGTGCTGGACACTAAATAAAGGCCAAATACAAATGACTGAAAAACAAATCAAAATACGCAAGCCTTACTCACCACATGCTCGGCTCTCTGTAACGTTCTCACGCCCAACAATGGCCAAGCAATCTTTCAAGGCTGAATGCGATATCAATACAATCATGTCTCAATATCAGAAAACCGGCCTTATCACGCACGTTCGTGAGGTCCAAGGAGCCTATGGCGACTTCTCTAACGTTGAGGGCTATCAGCTCTCCCTCAACCAGGTCATCGCCGCCCAGGAGGCTTTCGACCAGCTCCCGGCCGCGATGCGCAAGCGCTTCGGCAATCAGCCGTCCCAGCTGATGCAATTCCTCGAAGACCCCCGCAACCTCGAAGAGGCTGCGAAACTCGGTCTTGTGGAGCCACCCCGTCCCAAGCCCGAAAAAAAGGCGCCTGCGGCGCCTGCGGAGCCCCCGGAGGGGGCTCCAAGCAAAAAGGAGGGGGCATAGCCCCCTTCCGCCTATAAGAGGCCCGTGAGGGCCTCTTATCCCAAGCCTGCGCTCTCCCATGCCCAGGCGTCAGAACAGTTACCTACTTGATGTAACTGTTCTAGGTGACAGACAATCTCTCCCCAACACAGGAATCCTCCCATGCCAAAACGCAAAAAGCTGTCCGCCAAGGCCTCCAAGAGGTCGTTCGCCGCAGGCACAAAAATTAAAGGAAAAAACACCCTGTCGGGTGTCATGCGCGGCGGTATCCGCCTCTAGCCATGGCCTGCTTCAACCCCCTTAAGGGGTATCGATCGAAGCAGATAAATGAGAGCGGGAAACGGTCCATCGTCTTCTCCCGCTCTCAAGGCTTCGTCGATATGCCCGTCGAGCTTCCGTGCGGCCAGTGTTCAGGGTGCCGCTTAGAGCGCTCTCGCCAATGGGCGATGCGATGCGTCCATGAGGCCGCAATGCACCCGTCTAATATATTCATCACACTGACCTATGACAACGAGCATTTACCAAGTGATCGCTCGGTAAATTATGAGGACTTCCAACTCTTTAAAAAACGGCTGCTAGAACGCGCGGCGCGCGTCGAGAAACGGAGCGGTATCCGGTTCTATATGGCTGCCGAATATGGCGAGACCTTTGGTCGCCCTCATTATCATGCCTGCCTCTTCAACTACGAGTTCAACGACCAGGTGCTCTGGAAAGTTGAGCGTGGGAACCCGCTCTATACGAGTGAAACCCTCACGGGTTTATGGGGCCAAGGCTTC